AGAGTCCAGAGAGCCTGAAGTTGATTGCACTTCGCAGATGGCCACCCGGGCATTGCTCTTGCCACTGAAGTAGCCCATCAACTGCTCTTTCACGTCATTCACCAGCGCACCTCCCTGCAGGAAGATGGCCACTGGCGGAATGGTGCCGTTGTCGAAGAAGTCCAGATTGGCTTCCTCGGCCTTGCGGGAGCCCAGCACGGAAGGGATCTGGTTGATCCACCGGGGCACCCCGTAAGGAGTCAGCACGTCCTTGTTGACGATGAGGTGGAAGATCTCGGAGCCACGCTGGGGAGGCGGGACCGGCTCACTAGCCGTTTCCCACTTGCCCGAGTCACGGTTCACATGTCGGGTGGCACCGTACTCCTTGTAGTAGATCTCCTTGGTGCCCACTCGCTGCACGAACCTGCGCTCCCGAGTGAACATAGTTGCAGTGATCTTCTCCCCATTCCGCTCGATGGACTTCTCCACCTTGATGGGGGAGTCATAGCGCACCAGCCGGATTGTGGTGGCGTCCAGATGACGCAGGAAGATCAGGTCCCCGGCAGCATTCCGGATGATCTCAATGTAGGCGTTCCCGGTCCCTTCCAGATCCCGACGTAGCTTGCGCCGGATGCTGAGCATGCTTTCCCCGGGGTAGGGCTCATCGAAGAAGGCTTCCAGCCGCTTCTTCTCCTCCTCGCTCTCTTCGGCCTGCCCTTCCAGTTTCTCCAGCGTGTGCCCCGTGCCATCGATGTTGACTTCCATCGCTTCGATGCACTGGTAGAGGATGTTGTTCTTGGCCGTCAGGTTGACCAGTGTGACCGGGTTGTAGGGGGGCTCAATGAACTGGGCATTGGCCTGCTTGTCGCTGTAGTAGAGGCCCGCGAAGTCATCCTCGTAGGTGAGGACATCGTTGACCACCAGCTTGAGCGTGTCGGCCTTCACCGTCCGCTCAGGCAGCACGACAACCCCGCCCCGGTGCAACTTGGTGACTGCCATGGGAATTCACCTGCGTTAGTCAGTGGTCATAGCCTATCTGTCGCCCCACTACCGCGCAATGTCACAAGGCGACCTTCTTCATCTCTCCGAGGTTGCAGCCAATTTCACAATCGACTGTGAACTTTAATTGCGGCTCCCAGCCCACCTTCTCAAACGGCAGGTTCTCCATCACTTCCTTGTTGCGGCGGGCCACCTCTTCCCAGCGATCCTCAGGCACGTAGCTGATCAACTGGTCGTGGATCATGGCAATGACCGGAGCCTCCTCCAGCCAGCCCCGCCGATCAAACTCTGCCGTGGCCCACAGGGACAGGTCCGACAGGGTGGACTGAACTGGGGCATTGATGGCTTGGCGTTCCGCCTTGCCCGAGATGGACGCTACCGGGGAAGACACCATCGGGAGGTGCCTCACCCGGCCCAGCGGGGACACCACCTGCCCCGTCGCCCTCACGATGCGGCGGGTGGTCCGGTGCCATGTGCTCAGCCCGGGGTAGGTCATGAAGAACTTGTTCCGGGCCGCTTCAGCTTCTGCTGCAGTTAATATCACTCCGTAGGTGTTCTCGGCGTAGGCCATGAACCCCTCCACCCCCATTCCGTAGAGGAGCCCGAAGTTCCCGGCCTTGCCAAGCTGCCGCATCTCATCGAAGGCATGCGAGTCCTTGGTCTTGAGGGCCATGAACTCTTCCCACTCCCAGCCCCCTACAGAGGCTGCAGTGACCGCATGCAGATCCAGCCCCTCCAGATAGGCCCGGATCATGTTCTCCTCATTGGCAAGACATGCCGCGATCTTCAACTCCCCTTGGGAGTAGTCATTCGACATGATCAGGTAGCCATCAGGGGCGATCATGGCCCTGCGGATCTTCTTGGCCCAGAAGGTGTGCTTGGGCACCGTCTGGATAGCGGGGTCCCGGGCCGACAGGCGTCCGGTGTTAGTACCCCCATCCCCCTCCCCCCCGTTGAAGAGGAAGTAGGTAGGGTGGTACCGGCCATCACTGCGGAGGTGCTTCAGGAACCCGCTCTTGATCGTGCCGTCTGCCTTACGCCCCACCACATACGTGGTCAGGGTCTTCTGGGCCGAGGAGTACTCCTTCAGGAGGGACACCATCGGGGCTGCATCCGGATGATCCGCGAACAGTTCGATGTGATCCATGCCCGTGACCGGCTCATTGGTCTTGGGGGTCAGTATCTTCGGCTTGAGGTTCAACCCGAGAGGACCGAAGAAGAAGTCCCGCAGTAGAGTCGGGTTGAGGATCTTGAACTCTGCCTTCTTGGAGCGTCCAAGGTGCTTGGCAAGCAACCTGCCATTCAGCATCTCCTTGGCCTTCTCTTCCAGATCCGAGAGGGTCTGGTTGATCTCCGACTCCAGTTCCTGCATGTAGTCGGTGTCCACCAGTATCCCGGTGCGCTCCACCTTCTCGTAGGCTCTGGCAGCAGGATGCAGGATGTTCACATAGAAGGAGGCCAGCCGTGGCTGGGACAGGATTTCCTTCTTCATGTGCTTGGAGACTGTCAGGCAGGCATCGGTGTCGCCCCCTGCGTAGTCCAGCAGTTCATCCTTGGGGACCAGATCCATGCGGGACTTGTCGTGGTCCTTGTTGAACTGGTCATCGTAGCCCCCCAACTCCGGGACGTACCACTTGGTGTGGACGTTCAGTGAGTTCCCCCGGTTCTCATCCAGCAGGGACCCCACCAGCATGGTGTCGAACTTGAAGTTGGTGCATTCGATCCCGGTGTACTGGTAGAGCCACAGCAGGTCGTACTTGAGATTGGCCCCACGCAAGGACAGTTGCTGGGAAGTCAGCAGGTACCGAAGCTGATCCCGGAGCGGCCCCTGCAAGGCCTGCTGCAGTTCCTCCTTGGTAGCGAAGTACACGACATCCGACTGCCCGGGACTGGTGCTCACTTGGATGGTGAGGATCCACCCGGTCTCAGACAGGTAATCCAGTCCCACCGTCTCCAGATCCAGTGCTACGTCAATCGGCGCATCGGACTTTCCCGCCATGAACTTGAGGACTGCCACCGCCTCAGATAGATCGGTGACGTAGCGGTACTTCCCCAGCTTGGGTTCAAAGCTACCCGTGCGTAGATACCGTGCAGCTAATTTCATGTCGAAGAAGAAGTTGACGTACTTGCCGTAGTCAATCTCTCGACTCTCCGGGCTGAAGGTGATCAGTCCGGGAACACCCTTGAACTGGAAGACGTTGGGGAACCGTAGGGAATTGATGGTGCGCCCCTTGACCGTCAGCTTGCGGGGCTCCAGTGCATGACGAATGACCTCATCCCCGACAGTGAGGATGAGGTCTTCTGGTTCTGGGAACGGCTCCTCTTCTACAGGGACTACCGTGTTCTGCAGTTCAAGACTTGTCAGTATGGATCCAAGTGATTCCCTCAGACGCCGTATCGGTATGCCTGTCCACAGATGAACCGTTCTTGCCATTCTTGTTCGCCCACTTGGTTCCGTGACTGTCTCGGGAATACGAAGCCACGATGGCCCCCTGCTGGTTCAGCAGGTCACGCACCACCCGATAGGTCTTGGTGGAATGTTGCCCCGGGACATGCACCTTGCTCAGGTTGACCACATGAGCATAGATGCATCGCTCTGATACATCGTGCCCCACCATGATCCCGAGGTCCCCACGAATCCGCATCAGTACCCATGCCGTGGAGATGCCGAACCCGGAGGCCAGCAGGTCGCACTGCAGGGGAAGCTTGATCTTGTCCAGCACGTACTCGGCAATGTCTCCCGGGTACGCTCTTTCCAGTTCGTTCTTGTTGGTGATCCTCATGGGGCAGTCTAGTGCGTCCACCAGAGGAAACAGCAATTCCTTTTCCATACGCTTCATAACCATTCCAGCTTGGCCTTGTTTCCGGGAGTCACCTTGACATCCCCCAAGGACACTCCAAGGTATTCGACCCGGAAGATGTGTGACTTGGTGTTGGGTTCCGGCTCCAGCAACTCCCAGATCAGGGAGGTGTCCGGATCCATCCCCGCCAGTATCCCCGGGGTTGTCATCTGGTCCCCGGGGACTAGCGACTTCAGATGCTTGATGCTGAACAGTGCCATCAGACCACCTGCTTCTCTAGGAATTTCACGTCAGGGAGCGGAGTGGTGAACTGGAGCCCACTGCCCAGCAGCACTGCACCGATCACCCTCCCGGCATCCACCCCATTGGTCAGTTCGAAGTGGCCACTGGCATAGCCCCCGTCATGGGTGGAGATCTCCACCTTGGACAGGGCATTGCTGACCTCTGCCGTCAGTTTCCCCTCGACCCGGATGGATACCCGGTGACTGAGGATCCGGGTAGCAACCCGGAGTGTGTCATTCATGGCGATCACGTAGTAGACGGAGCCTGCCGAAGTGCCCTTGACCGCCTGATACATCTCCGTCGCATCCTTCAACTGGACCGGAGACTTCGACGGCACATGGGGCTTTATCTGCTTCAGGGTCTGGGTAGACGCACCGTAAGCACTGCCCAGCAGGAACTTCTGGATGTTGGACTCGACAGTGCCCTTGACCGCCTGCTTGATCTGCGGGCTCAAGGTGCCCTTGACGATATTGTTGACCGTGGTGCCCAGTTGGATGGTCAACTCTGGACTGCCGCTCTTAGCCTTCAGTGTCAGAGTCGTGAAGCTTGACGTGACTTCAACCTGAGCCTTGTGCAGGCCAGCGATGAGGTCCGGGGAGATACCAAGAGACGTGAGAATCATGTCATTCGCACTGGTCTTGGTTTTGAACTTGACTGCCATACGCCTCGCTCCTTCTAGGCTCGGGAGCATTCTAGTGAATACTCACACGATTGTCAAACGGAAGTTCTTCCCCCAGACAGATCCCTTACTACTGTTCTTCGGGTTGATCGTGCTGCTATCCAAACTGTACCCGGAGGACACCGACTTGTACTGGGTGTACTGCTTGGTGCCCTTGGCCTTGGAGATGCCGAAGTGCTTGTTCAGGAACACCACCTGCTCCGAGGTCTCTACCGCCTTGGAGCAATAGTGCTGCCTGACGTAGCTGATCGCATCATCGATGCCTGCAATTGACTTCACCAGTGCTGACAGCACCAGCCCAGTACGACCATGGCCTCCCATGCATCCGACGTGAAGCTTCTTCCCTGCACGGACCTGCTCCGACAGGAAATCGATCAGCTTGATGAAGGACTCCGGATTACTCGGGGCCTGCATGTCCGTGATCGGATACAGGAAGGAGAAGCCCTCGGTCCAAGGGTATGCCTTGGAACTGTGCTTCATGCTGTGATCCAGCCCCAGATACACATCTGCATCCGGCACTATCGGAGAATGGCAAGAACCACCGTAGACTTCCCACTCCCCGATCTTGAGGGGCGGATGAGTCTCATAGCACCGCTTGTAGTTGGACTTCCCGTACCCCTGCACTGAGGCATGCCAGTCCCCGTACATCGATGAGGGAGTCAGATCAGAAAACTTTTTCATGCCGCCTTCTTCCTAGTGACTACCGGGACCGCCTGACTCGGAGTCAGGTAGAACAGCTTGCCCGTGGTAACCGATCCGGAGACCGTCTTCTTGCCCACTTCGCCATACAGCTTGGCCTGCTGCTTCTTGTAGGTCGAATAACTCTTCTTGGCCCCGAGTTCTTCCACTCGCTGCCAGTCAACGTACCCCGTGAGTTCATCCCCCAGTACCGGCTCTACCAGCTTCATCAGCCCGGTGACATGATTCTGCCCGGGGAACCCGAAGTGATTGCGGGATGCATCCGCCACCAGTTGCGGGATCATTCCTGCCCGCTGCACATCCAGAATGGTGGCAAGGTGCTCGGTGTACATCAGGTAGAGCATGCTCTTGTTGAACATGCATCCGTTGTTATGCGCCAGAGTCCAGCCCACATCCGTGAACATCTCTGGAGACAGGTCTCCGGAGACCAGACGATGACCCGCACTGGCAATGTTGGCCCACGGCTTGCCACCGTACCCACTGTTGAAGTGCCCCTTGGTGAAGATGGTTGCCAGTGACTCCATGTACTCAGTGACCCCCACGTTGGGAGGGTTGGTCTTCAACGCTTCCGCCGCTTCGATGGATCCCGAAGGCAGGGAGTAGATGAAGTTGATGATCTTCTGGTCCAGCCCCATGGTCTTCAGGCCAGACTTGCCCACATGCCGCGCCTCACGGGTGGAGGCCAGCATGATGTAGTAGAACAGCCTGCGGCTGATGTTGCTGCCACGTTCAATGTAGGCATTCAGGATCGCCAGCAGGTCACTGGAGAGGACTTCATGCGGACCATGCGCCTGCTGGATCTGACTGCAAGCGTGGTTCAGCAGGTAGAAGGTTGCAGCCTCGGATTCCGGGTGGGCCATGCTGCCGTTCAACCCGGCCATGTAATCCTTGAGGCCATCCACTACGTAGGGAAGCGGCGTGTCCAGAGGCTTGAACCTCTGGAGATATGGCCGCTTCTGGAAGTACGCGAGAGTATCGGATCTCAGGTGCTTCATACAGGTCCTTCCGCTATCTCGACAGTCATTCTATCAGAATGTGCCTGTTTGTCAAATCCTCCGCCAGACGTTCAGGTTAGAGAGCCCACGGCTGAGTTTGGCTTCGTACCTCAGGTCCCTGAAATCATGGAAGTCCACGAACTTCTCTTGCAGCTTGGTCTCTACGGCCCATGGATTGTAGACCTTGCGGACCCACTCCACCGGCTTGTCGGTGACCCCCAGAGTCTTGGCCATGCAGGCGAG